CATATAGGTGTGTGTAAGGATGAATATGAGGCACACCTTGCTTACAAATTAAAATTAAAAGAAATATATGCAGAAAAAGAAATATATGTCGGGTAAAGACCTATACAAAGAAATAATTATATCAAAAAGTATGGGAAAACTCACACCAAGAGCCGCTAATATGTTAATGTTGTTAGGTAAGAAACTTCAAAGTAAGATGTATTACAAGAATTCAGATGATAAGAAAGATTGCTTACAAGAAGCAATGTTAAGTGTGTTTAAGTTCTGGTATAACTTTGATGAGTTGAAAGGTGATAACGCCTTTGCTTACTATTCAGAGGTTATAAAAAGAGGTTTGGCACAAGGTTGGAATAAGATGTATCGTTTGAAAGGCGACAAAGAAGGTAATTTCACAACTATGTCGTTAGATCAGATGACTGAAAATCTGAATACACCTTTCTAAAAAATAAATAAAGAATATGAAAAGAACAAAATTAATGTTAGGTGATAATATGGAAAGTTTTAAGAAACTTCCAGATAATAGTATAGATTCAGTTGTTACTGATGGACCTTATGGTCTAAGTTTCATGAATAAGAAATGGGATTACGATGTGCCATCAGTTGAATTCTGGAAAGAAGTATATCGTGTTCTAAAACCAGGCGGTCATGTTTTATCTTTCGGTGGAACAAGAACATATCACCGTATGGTTGTGAATATAGAAGATGCTGGTTTTGAGATTAGAGACCAGATTATGTGGTTGTATGGTTCAGGCTTTCCTAAAAGTCATAACATTGGTAAGGCTGTTGATAAATTACAAGGTAATGATAGAGAAGAATATATTGATGAAGATTTTTTAAGAAGAAACCCGTCAAATAACACCGATGGTATTTTAGAACTTGGATTAAAAGATGGTATAGATGCGGCTAAAAGAACAAAAGGTCAATCACCATATGAAGGTTGGGGAACTGCTCTTAAACCAGCAAATGAACCTATCTGTGTTGCTCGTAAGCCTTTAAGTGAAAAGTCAGTTGCTGAAAATGTTTTGAAGTGGGGAACTGGTGGTATAAATGTTGATGGTTGCCGCGTTGGATTTGATATGAGTGATAAAAGCCCTGCGACTAATCCTTTATACAGACATCAAAATGCTGATAAGTATAAACAAGTTACGGATGGCGGTCAAAAAGAAGGCGTGAATGTTTCATTTACAAATAGTATGAATCCACCAAGTGAAGAAGGCAGATTTCCAGCCAACATTATTTTAGATGAAATTGCTGGTGAGTTATTAGATGAACAAAGTGGTATATCAAAACCAAAAAAAGAAAGAACTGGCAGAAAAGGCGGAACAAATGAAAGCGATTTTAGTAAGGCAATAAGTGCTGACCCTGACTTTATAGGAAGATGGCCCGGTGATAATGGTGGCGGTGCCTCACGATTCTTCTATCAAGCAAAAGTAAGTAAGGCTGAAAGAAATATGGGCTTAGATGAGTTTGATGAAGTTAAAATAAAAACAAATATATCTGGTCTTGATGATAAGCCGAGGGAAGATGGCTCAATAAGACAAACACCTTCAAGAAAGAACACACATCCAACGGTCAAGCCAGTTGCTTTAATGGCTTATCTATGTCGTTTAGTAACACCACCTAATGGTATAGTTTTAGATCCTTTTATGGGTTCAGGTTCAACTGGTATAGCAGCAAGATTAGAAGGATTTAAGTTCTTAGGTATGGAGTTAGATAAAGATTACTTTAAGATTGCTGAATCAAGAATAGAAAACTTTGAAGAATACAGAAAGTTTCTTAAAAAATAATATAATATATCGTGAAAAAAGAAGATGGCCGTGATGGCAGAAAGAAATATGATAGGGAATATCTTGTTAGTAAGATAGCAATGATGAGGATTAAAGGCAAATCAACACATACTATATTAGAATTTCTAATGGAAACGGTTGGCATGTCAAGAAAGATTGCTTACGATGTTCTTCAAGATGCACAAAAGTATATTATGGAACAAACTAATGAAGATACAAAGGTTGCATTTGCTGAGGCAATTCATAAGTTAGAACAACTATATGAAACTGGAACTGATAAAGTTCGCTTAGATGTTATCAAAGAAATGAATAAGTTGCGTGGCTTGTATGCTGCACAAAAAGTTGATATCACATCAGGTGGAAAAGAAATAACTGAAATAAAACTTATTCAGATAAAAAGCAAGGATGAGTTAGATGGAACTAACGATTAAGCAAACACCAGTTTTTAACTGGAACTTTGATGCCTTAAATAATCCTGATATTCGTTTCTTAATTAACCAAGGTGGTTCAAGAAGTTCTAAAACTTATTCACTATGCCAAATGGTTATAGTTTATTGTTTGACTAATCCTGGTAAGATGGTTTCTATTATAAGAAAAACATTTCCAACCTTACGAGGAACCGTGATGCGTGACTTCTTTGAAGTAATGAACGACTTAGAACTTTACGATGAAAGGTCACATCACAAAACAGAACAAATCTATAACTTTCCTAATGGCTCACAAGTTGAATTCTTTGGTGCTGATAACGGTCAAAAGTTAAGAGGTCGTAAGCGTGATATACTATGGGTTAATGAGGCAAACGAAATAACCTTTGAAGAATTCACTCAGTTAAATATGAGGACCACTGAAAAGTTAATCTTTGACTTTAACCCGTCAGAAAACTTTCACTGGTTATATGACTTAATATCACGACCAGAATCTATTCTAATTCACTCAACTTATCGTGATAATCCTTTTTTAGGTGAAGCACAAGTTAAAGAAATAGAAAATCTAATAATGTATGATGAATCGTATTACAAGATTTATGCCTTAGGTGAAAAAGGTTCAGGTAAAACAACCATCTATACACACTGGAAGTATTACGAACACTTACCAGAGGTTAAAGAAACATTTTATGGCTTTGACCCTGGATTTAACCACCCAAGTTCATTAGTTGAAGTTAATATCATTGATAACACGGCTTATGTTAAAGAAATAATTTATAAGTCAGGTTTAACCGTAAGTGATTTAATCAGAGAAATGGATGAGTTAGGTATATCAAAGTCAAAAGATATCATTTGTGATACTGCCAGACCTGAAATCATAGAAGATTTAAGAAGAAAAGGTTACAATGCAAAGAACGCCATCAAAAATGTTAAAGAAGGTATAGATTCAGTCAAATCAACTGAGGTTTTTATACAAAAAGAAAGTTTGAACATCTTAAAAGAAATTGCTGCTTACAAATGGAAGTCAAATGGTGACCTCGTGTTAGATGAACCAGTAAAAGTTTATGATGATGCGATGGATGCGATGAGGTATGCTATTCACTATTGGAAAAGTAAAAACAAAAGGTCAGATGCCAGTCAGTTTAGAATACGATATTAAAAATCTAAATGATGATTAGAAAAAAGTGCCTATTAGTATATTATAAAAATAAAATAAACAAAGAATATGAAAGAATTTGAATTAAATGGAAAAGATTACAAGATGCCAACTGAGTGGAACGAAATGACTTTGGCTCACTATGTTGAACTATCTAAGTTAGAAGAAAATAAAACCAAATATTTGTTTGGTGAGTTATACTTATTAAAGGTTATTGAAACTTTGTGTATGAGTGAAGGTGGTGAATTAGATGACTTAACATTAGATACGGTTTCTGAATTATCAAATCTATTAGGTTACCTTCAAAATGAACCTAAATGGACTAATTCAAAACACATTAGAATAGATGAAGTGGATTATGTTTTTCCTCCTGACTTAAATAAATTAACGATGGGTGAATATATATCAATGAAAACACTTCAAGAACAAAGTTTAACTCAGTCAGATGCTATTCCATTTATACTTGCAGTTATCTTACGACCAGGAAAACTAGTTAAAGATGAAGAAAGTAAAAAAGAACATTGGATTCAAGATAAATTTGATGCTAATAACATTGAATTTAGAAAGAATCTATTTTTGAAACAACCAGTATTTGATTTGATGGGGCCAGTAACTTTTTTTTTAAATGGGAGTGGCACATTTATGAACAATACAAAGGACTTTACAGCCGCTCCGGAGGAAAAAGCAAAGATATGAGGATAGGTCAGGTTAGTTTAGATGACCGATGGGGTTGGATGAGTATGGTTGATAGATTAAGTAATGGCGATATAACAAAACACGACCTGATATATGATAGAAACTATATTGAGTGTCTAAACTTACTTTCATATTGGAAAGAAAAAGATGAATATATGGAAGAAATGAATAAACAAAGAAAATAAAATAACGACATGGCAAATAATACATTAAGCATCAACCAGATTATATCTATTTTTCGTGACCTTTCTTTTAGAAATAAGATGGTTACTGACTTTGGTTACGGACCGAGTTATAATATAGGTGCTGGAAGAGATATGAAGTTTCCTTACATCTGGGTTGAACAAGGTGGTTCAGTAACAACTAAGTCAGCAAATGGTTACAAAGAAAACCTTTATGCCTTTACCATATATTGTATGGATAAGATTAACACTGGTGAAGAAAACTATGACGAGTTAATATCAAACACTCACTTTATCTTAGATTCAATGATATCAGAAATTAGTCAACATGCTTTTTATGTTGATATGAACTTATCATTAGATGGTGATATCACAATGGAACCAGTTTTAGAACAAGACGATGATAATGTTAATGGTTGGATGGCAGAACTTACCTTTAAGGTGCCAGTTCGTTATACTTATTGTAATACTCCTATTCAACCTATATCAGGTTACGAAGCAATTCTTAATAATTCTATTGATATTTATAGATTAGAAGGACCACAAGGACCAACTGGAGCAACTGGACCTTCTGGTTCATCAGGAACTTCAGGAACTTCAGGTTCATCAGGAACTTCAGGAAGAGATGGTAACTTCTTTGGTTCAAGTGGTTCAAGTGGTTCAAGTGGTTCTTCTGGTTCATCAGGAACTTCTGGTATAAATGGAACATCAGGTTCAAGTGGTTCTTCTGGTTCAAGTGGTTCAAGTGGTTCTTCTGGTTCATCAGGAACATCAGGTTCAAGTGGTTCTTCTGGTTCAAGTGGCTCATCAGGAACATCAGGTTCAAGTGGCTCATCAGGAACATCAGGTCAAAACGGAACCTCAGGAACCTCAGGCTCGTCAGGAACATCAGGTGTAAATGGTCAGAACGGTCAGTCATCATCTTTGTTTTTATATAAAGCAAAAACAACTCAATATACTGGAAATCCAGACCACTCTTATATTTTATGGAATAATGCAACTCAAACAGGAGCAACGGCTATTCATATCAACCATCTAACACAGGATAATATAGATATAGATATATTCTTAGGTTTAATTAGAAAGGATAGTAATTTAACTATACAACATAGGACAACTTCGGCTGACTATCAAACTTGGAATGTAAGTGCAACACCAACATTAGTTTCAGGAGCCAATAACTATTGGATTATTCCAGTTGTTTTAATTGATTCAAGTGTATCATTTGGTAATAATGATGATATATTTGTGGCTATATCTGCTGATAGTGGAACAAGTGGGTCTTCTGGTTCATCAGGAACAAGTGGGTCATCAGGAACATCAGGCGTTAATGGTGTGTTTAGTGCTGGAACTTTAATGTATCAGTCAGGCACTTTTTCATCATCTTCTATGACTGGAACACCTTTATCATATAATGCAACATTTAGTGGTTCATTTGTAAGTAATTACACGGTTGTTGTGAATAGTTTAGCACCTCGTGACTGGACTATATCAAATCAAACTTCAAGTGGATTTACAATTAATTCAAATTCATCAACATTATTTAATGAGGTAATAAGCTGGAATGCTTTACAAGCTTCATCAGGAACAATAGGTGCTTTTATCGGAGCGACTGGTGGTGCTGGTTCAAACGGAACAAGCGGTTCATCAGGATCTTCAGGAACATCAGGGGTAAATGGTTCAAACGGAACAAGCGGATCATCAGGATCCTCTGGTTCAAGTGGAACATCAGGTGTAAATGGTAATAACGGTTCATCAGGATCTTCTGGGTCAAGTGGTTCATCAGGAACATCAGGTATAAATGGAACATCAGGATCTTCTGGTTCAAGTGGAACATCAGGTGTAAATGGCGCCGTTGGTTCATCAGGTTCATCAGGAACATCAGGTGTAAATGGTTCATCAGGCACATCAGGTGTAAATGGAACAAGTCCATCAACATTATGGGTTCAACATAAGTTGTCTATTCTTTCAGGTGGTATAACCGCTTCATCAACGGCAAATGTTGCTGTTTCAGAGTTTGATTTTAACATAACTGCTGGAAAATCATATAGGGTCATCATCAGTGGTTCAACAATAGCACCGGCTCAAACAACTGGTATGGCTATATATTATGATGGTATGATTGGCTCTGGTAATATATCAGCAATTTTAGTTTCACTTACAAACACATCGGCTGCATTAGTTAGTTCAGGTCAAAGAACTGGTGGTGGTGCTCCAATTTTTGAAACATCTGCAAACTCAGGAGCCAATGTTCTTACACCATTTGTATATAATGCAACAATAAATGCCACGGCATCAACAACATTATCTGCTTTTTATAGATCGGAAGTTTCCGCAAATACAACATTACAAGCAGGAACTATATTAACGGTTGAAGAATTTTAAGAATTAAAAAAATAAAAACACTATATGAGCACATATTCAGTATATAACATTAAAATAGATAATAATCTTTCATTTCCATCAGGTGTGACCGCTGGTTCAGTTCTTGCTATTGATTCAAATGGTTCAACTTATTGGTCTGCTGGTGGTGGTGGATCACAAAATCTTCAACAAACTTTAGCATTAGGAAATAATGTTGGAACATATTCCATTATAGGTGATGCCTCTAATAATTATACGATTAATCTAACATCTGGAATTGGTTCGTCAGGAACTTCTGGATATTCAGGTTCGGCTCAAAGTATTAATATGAATAATAATTACATTACACTTGGTGGATTTAATAGCACATCTGGTTTAGGTCAGGAAAACTCAAATATATCAATATATCCTAATAGCGTTTCTATTGGAGCAAGAATATCTAATACAAGTAGTTATCAAATAGTAGTTTCCAATACTGGTGTTGATATAAGAGGTCTTACGACGGGTTCAGGATATATTACCGTGGATCCTACTGGTCGTTTAGGAGTTTCTGGTTCAGGTGGAGGAGGAACGAGTGGATCATCAGGTTCGTCAGGAACAAGTGGCTCGTCAGGAACAAGTGGCTCGTCAGGAACAAGTGGAACATCACCTTCATCTGCTGGTTCATTTGGAATCACAATAGATGGTGGTGGTTCAGCAATTACAACTGGTGTTAAAGGATATATTCAAGTGCCTTACTCAGGAACTATTACTGGTTGGACTTTACTTTCTGATGTATCAGGATCTATTGTTATAGATGTTTGGAAAGATACTTATTCAACTTTTCCACCATCGGTTTCTGATTCAATTGCTGGTTCTGAAAAACCAACATTATCATCAGCACAAAAAAATGAAGATAATTCTTTATCAACTTGGACGACTTCTGTGTCTGCTGGTGATATAATAGGTTTCAATGTTGATTCAGCCTCAACGCTTACAAGAGTTAATCTTGCTATAAAAATTACCAAATCATAATATGCCTATAAAAACAATAAGCGCCGCTGGTGGAAACTTTAACGCCACAACCACATGGGTTGGTGGTGTTGTGCCAGTTCAAGATGATGTTATTGTTGGTGATGCTTCATCAGGAAACTTAACATGGACCACTAACCTTGCTGGTCGTTATGTCTTAGATATGACTAATTATGCAGCGACTATGAGTATAAATGTTGCAACATGGACTTTGCCTTCTAATACGACGGTTGCACCAGTTTATAATACATCAACATTTTCATCTGCTATGACTATTGCTTATAGTTCCATTAATAATATATGCAGCAGAAACTCAGGTAATGCTGCTAATAAACTTTCTTTTTTAGGAAGCGGACCAAACGGGCAATTTCCTATTGTTTCTTTGGTGACTCAAACAAATACCCTCACCATTAGTGGTATAATGAAGATGGATACTTTGCAAAGAACTAACCAAACTACGACCGTGGATAGAGATGTTAATGGAGGAACGATGTCTATTAGAAAATATGAAGCATCATTTCTTACTGGTGGTGCTTTAATGGTCGGAAGTTGTCCTATCGTTTTTGATCGTGAAACTGGTGAGTGGCAAAATAGTAATAACGGGTTAGGTGGATTTGTCGGACATCCTATTGTAATAAACACAACAGGAACATTTAGTATCACTCCTCACTCAGGTCAAACTTATGGCTTTTTAGGCATTAGAACTGGCGCCACTCTTACACATATCAGTGGAAATATAGCAAACACCAATAAAAACCTGTGGATTAGCAATCAACTTTCAAGCACAACAACCATATCAGGATTAAATACGGTGTTAGGTTTATCATCATCTGGAACATGGTCGTCAGTTCATATATCAGATACACATATAGCAGCATATAATGCCACAACCGTAAATACTTATAGCCTTAACTCTGATTTATTCTTTGATGAATTAAGAGTTCAACCTAATAACGGATCAGGTCAATATATTGGAAACCAAACCACTTTTAGGCTTTTAACAAGATTTGCTGGATCTGGAAGGTTAAGGGGTGGATATTTAGTGGGCCAGTCGATCTTCTTTTCAGGATATGTTGCTGGTGGTGGAACACAAATTATTAATGCAACACAATGGTTTCCACCAAGAGTCCAATTAGCCTCTGGATTACCAACTAATGACTTTAAGGGCATTAGGCTTTATTCACCACCTAATCCAACAAGTTTATCTGGTGGTGAAGGTTTATCACCTTCTTATTGCTCCTTATCAACCAATTCAGGAACAGCCTATATAAAAGTTGAAGAACCAACTTCTTTTGGAGTTTCTTATGTTAATATAGATGCAAGTGCCGGAACTCAAATACAAAATTATTTTGGAGCGATTAGTGCAACCACGAATATAGTTAATACAAATTCTTTACCAAGTGGTGGCGCTGCTGGTGGTTCATTTACTTTTGTTAATTAAAAAAATAAAAAATATAATATGCCACTTAAAAGATGTGAAATAAATGGAGTTTCTGGTTGGAAATGGGGTAATGAAGGCAAATGTTATCCTGGTTCTGCTGGAAAAAGTAAAGCAATCGGTCAAGGTATTGCTATTGAAGGTGATAAGTTTGCTGAAAGTTATTCAGATTATCCTAAACAAGCTAGTGAAAACGCTAAGATAGCTTTAAGATGGGTTGAAAAAAATGGTTGGGGTTCTTGTGGAACACCAGTCGGTAAGGCAAGGGCAAATCAATTAGCAAAAGGTGAGGCCATATCAAAAGAAACAATATCAAGGATGGCAGCTTTTGAGCGTCATCGTCAGAATAGTCAGAAAGAATTAGGTGATGGTTGTGGTCGTTTGATGTGGTTATGTTGGGGTGGTGATGCTGGCATTGAGTGGGCTCAAAGAAAGTTAGAACAAATAAAGAACGAATCTAATGGATAAAGCAAAGATGGATGCCCTAAGAGGCGCCATGGAAAAGTATGGTGAAGCACTTGTTATTGAAATAGTTCAACAACTAAAAGATGCTGGTAAAGAAGCCACTGGTGACCTTGCCAGAAGTGTGGATTATGAACTAATTGAAGCACTTGATAAGATATCAGTTGGTATAGTTGCTTTACCTTACTTTGATAATGTTGATTCAGGAAGAAGAAGAGGTGCTAAACCACCACCAACAGGACCTATTATAGAATGGATGAAAGTTAAAGGTATAAAAGGAAGAAATCTTAAAACTGGAAAGTTCATTACACAAAAGTCAGCTGCTTTTGCCATTGCAAGAGGTATAAGTAAGAACGGAATTAAACCAACAAACATTGTTAAAAAGTCATTAAGAAAGTTAAAGTCATTACAAGCTAAACTTTTAACTGATGCAGCGGTTGAAGATATGACTAAAATGATACAAGGTGTATTTTTAATTAAAAAGCCATAAGAAAAAATACCATAAAGTATATTATAAAAACAAAAGAATTAGAAAGATATGCCAATTACTATAAGTTTATTAACAACGCCGACGGCATTAGAACCAATCAATGCTCCATTGTGGTTTAGAACAAACTCAACTTCATCAGGTTTGACTGATTTTAAGTATGTTTTTAGACCTGAGTATAAAATTGAACCATTTGCTTCAACTTCATTTACAACATTAGGAACTTATAGAATTCCACCACGACCAGGTGGAGGTGACGGCCTTTTTTCGCCACATAGAACATTAAAATCTTTTTTAACACCTAAAATAGATCCTTATATAAGCACATTTGGTGCTGAAACTGGTTCTTTAATAGATTATAGAATTAAATATGGTTTTGAATATAATCCTAACCAAATATTTACTGATACAATTAATGTTTCAGGTAATATGGGTGTGACTTTTTCAACAATACACGATTATATTGTTGGTGATATCATTACACTGAATAAAAACA